GTCTGACTGACCCCAGCTATCAGGGAATTGAACTGCATCCTGAGTCACAACTGTGAGGCGGTGCAAACAGTGTAGATCGGAGATAGCACCTGCTGCAAAGTGTACCGACTTTATCGGCAAAAAAGGATTTTGCGGTATCGACTGCGCGAGTGCCTGGGGAGCGTCTGTTGCTATTACCAAACGGGAGAAAGCGCACAGGCTAGAAACACAGGCGAAGCGGGAACGGCTAAAGACCCGATCCGATCACGCACGGGAAGCACAGGAGGCGGTCAACGCATACGTGAGGCTTAGGGACGCTGCCAAGCCGTGTATAAGCTGCCAGCGTTATCACACAGGCCAGTACCATGCGGGACACTATAGAACGGTAAAGGCCGCACCGCAGCACAGGTATAACGTGCTACAGATCAGGAAACAATGCTCGGTCTGTAACTCGCATCTTTCTGGGAATATAACCGAATACCGAATAAACCTTGTGCGACTAATTGGTGCTGAACGGGTAGAAAGAATAGAGCATGACAATAAAACGCGCCGGTACGAGGTTGACTACCTTAAAAGGTTACGGTCGGTATTTAAAAAAAGAGCTAAACACCTACAAAGGCTAAGAACATGACAGAACCAACCCCTGACGGGATAACGCAATCACAATGGCAACACTACAACATGGGGCGACGCTTTCACGCAGAGGGCTTAGGATCGGAGGCCGCAAAGTGCGTATTTGATACGACTCTGCGCTCATGGTGCTTGGCTGGCTGGCATGACGCAGATATCGAGGCCGGTGGTAAAACTGCCCAGGATTTAATCAGGTTCCTAGATTCCTGATCTGCCTTGCTGCGTTGTTTAACCCGATGATAGTATCGCTGCGTTCTTTGGCTGAGACGCTGCCGACTCCCCTTGTCGGCGTAAAAGCATTGCAGCACCGCCCCTGAATGGGGCTTTTTTTGATCTATATAAATTAAAATGAATAATAATTATAAAAAAGGCTTTACAGATGCACAGCAATGATAGATTATATACCTATCGGCGGCATCCAGCGGCCAACAGGGGATAAAAAAATGGAAATGGGAATGACAGCTTTTGATAAGACTTACATAGTTGACCGTATTGCGGCTGACCTTGACGCTTGGATTGGTCACCTTGATTACTTCTCAACCGTTAACGGCGGTAGCCCTGATCGAAAGCAAGTCGCTATCTGCGAGGCAAAAATTGCAGAGCTTAATGCTGATCTTGAAAAATATAGCTTCTAATCAATTACGGCCACGGACGGTCATTAACTAAGGGGATAAAAATATGTACGCACTACAAGCAATCGAAACACGATACAGCCCAGCAACAGCGCACCGAGGCAGCAGGATCAGCGCAAAGACCGCAACAGGAATAAAACTCAGTATTGGCTACCCGCACGAACTCTCAGGGGTAAACTGTCACGCAAAGGCAGCTGAAGCACTGGCGCGGAAACTTAACTGGATCGAACCTGACGCAGCCTTTGAGTCGCAGTACATCGCAGGCGGTACTCAGGCTGGGTACGTTTTTGTTAACACAGGAGCAAAGTCATGAACGCTTTTTACTTGCAATCAGCAGATCAAATATTCCCTGTTTACGGTGTTAGCAGTATAGCCGAGGCAGGAAAATATGCAGGCGAGTTCGACAAAGTCATAGAAACTGATGAAAAAGTCTACATGAATATGGCAACAGGATCAGTCGATTTTGCGTCTGGATGGGATGACATAGCGAAAGTTGTAGAGGTTAGATATTGTTCTGAAACAGAAGGATGGGTATGCAATGAGTGAGTTAAGCGCATCCAAGTATGTAAAGCAGCGTGGCCTGAAGAATCTAACCGAGGTCAGCAATATGACCGGCAAGCCTTGCGGTACGCTGCGGAACTGGCACAGGGACGAGAACGAGTTGTTTAAGATCGTTATCACTGGCTGCATTGAAACTAAGAAAAAAACAAACCTGAAGGGGCAAGATATGAAATTCCAAGTGATTCTGGTGGCCGAGGACGGGGAGTATACCCTTACCGGCGCAATGTCATACGACGCTGCGGCAGCGTACTGCAAGCGGCACGAAAACAGCTACGGCGAAGGGCAGACGCTTTGCATCGAGCTGGCAGTATGAAAACAGCACTAACATTTTTTATTATGGGTGCGCTATCCATAGCGGGGGGAATAAACCTGGCTATGCTCGCACTTGGTAACGCTCCCGCTGTTTTATGGCTCACGGCAGGTGGAAGTATAGCCTGTGGCGTAACGTGTCTAATATCTGGTTTTACGCAGTTTGACGAAAGTCTAAAATAGATGATACATTCCCAACACATTAAGCCGCACAAGACGGCATCAAGCACGATATGGGGTATGTGATGCAAAAATTTCCGACCTATAAAACCGCCAGCGTTGAATCGCTGATTCCATACGCACGTAATTCCCGAACACACTCCGAGGCGCAGGTCACTAAGATAGCGGCCTCGATCAGGGAGTTTGGATTCCTGAACCCGGTCATCGTTGATAAGGATAACGGCATTGTGGCAGGCCACGGGCGGGTTATGGCTGCGAAGAAACTTGGCATGATAGAACTACCCGTAATTCAGGCTGATCACCTAACTGATGCTCAAAGACGAGCATACGTTATTGCCGATAACCGTCTTGCGCTTGATGCTGGATGGGACGAAGAAATGTTAAAGATAGAGTTTACAGATTTGCAGGATGCTGGGTTTGATATACTGCTAACTGGTTTTACTGATGATGAGTTTGCTGATCTCGGCTTGCTTGGAGATACCAAAACAGGCGAGGACGGCAACCCCTACAGCCAGAAAGTCGACTCTCCAACATACGTACCAATCGGCGATAAGCCAGCTTTACAAGATATGTACAATGACGAAAAGGCTATGGGACTGATCGAGGATATAAAAAACAGCAATCTGTCCAATGACGAAAAACAGTTTTTGATGGCCGCTGCTTCACGGCATATCGTTTTTGATTATGGCATGATCGCAAACTATTACGCACACAGTGATACTGAATGCCAAAAACTTATGGAAGATAATGCCTTAGTGATCGTGGATTTTGAAAAAGCGATAACAATGGGCTATGTAAAGCTAAACGAAACATTGGCATCCATATATCTTGAAGAACAAGAAGGCGCGGATGATGAGTAATGAATTCGCTACCTTTATTTTGACACATGGCAGGGCAAACAATGTTAGAACATACGCAACGTTAAAGAAGCATGGTTATACTGGCAAGATATATTTGCTAGTGGATGATCAAGATAAGCAAAAGGAAGAGTATGTTAAGAATTACGGCAATCAAGTCATAATATTTGACAAGTTAAAAGCTGCGAGCATTACGGATGCTGGGGATAATTTTCCAAAGTTAAATTCTGTCATATACGCAAGAAATATAAACTTTGAAATTGCCAAAAGCTTAGGACTAAAGTATTTCTGGCAACTGGACGATGATTATACGACATTTAGATTTACTGTTGATGAAAAAGGCGACTACATCACAAAGCAATCATCAATAAAGTGCTTGGATAAAGTCTTGGCCTGTATGGTTGAATTTCTTGAAGTATCTGGATTTACATCAGTTGCGTTTTCTCAAGGCGGTGACTTTATAGGCGGTGAAGGTTCCGGTGTATTTAAAACCTTTAAAAAAGGCGAAATACCAAGAAAAGTTATGAACAGCTTTCTTTTTTCCGTTGATAGGCCAATAAAGTTTCTTGGCAGAATGAACGACGACGTAAACATGTATATTAGTCATGGAAATAAAGGCAAATTGTTTGGAACAATAGTGCAGCCAAGACTTGAGCAAGCCAGTACGCAAAGCCAAGATGGCGGGTTGACAGAGATGTATCTGGAGGCCGGAACGTATGTTAAATCATTTTATTCTGTAATGTACTGCCCATCAGGCGTAACAATTCACCCAATGGGAAGTGTGCAAAAACGTTTGCATCATAAAATAAGTTGGAACAATGTAGTGCCTAAAATAATGAGCGAAATGTATAGGAAAACATAATGTATAGCTTGGTAATAGGAGGTGCTGGTTTCGTTGGATCAAACTTATGCAAAGCCCTTTTGCAAGCCGGTCATGATGTTTATATCCTTGATAACTACAGCACAGGAACAAAAAATAATTATGTAAATGGCGCACACTACAAAAAAGGAAACGCACAAAGCATAAATGAATATTCAATGCCTGATAAAGTCGATTATGTTTTTCACTTGGGAGAGTATTCGCGAGTTGAGCAAAGCGTAACAGAGCCTTTTGAGGCTATCGAAAACATTTGCACGACCATTATCCCTGTTATTAAATACTGTCATAAAACAGGAGCAAAACTTATATACAGCGGATCGAGTACAAAGTTTGGAGATTCGCTATCACCTTATTCAATTGCAAAAGAAAGTAACACATGGATGGTCAAAAATTTATGTGAGTATTTTAAAATACGATACTGCATAACATACTTTTATAATGTCTACGGCAAGAATGAAATTAAAAATGGAAAATATGCAACTGTCGTGGCTAAATTTATCGAACAAAAAAAGCTAAACAATGAAGTCTGTGTTAATTATCCGGGAACACAAAAAAGAAACTTTACACACGTAAGTGATATAGTTGATGGAATTATTAAGGTTGCCTATGATGGTGATGGTGATCTTTACGGTATAGGCTCTGAGGAATCCTTTAGTATAATAGAACTGGCAAAAATGATAGGGGTCAGGTTTTATATTGGACCAGCCAAACTAGGTAATAGAACAGAATCAAAACTTATTACAGATAATACGAAAAAGCTTGGCTGGTATGCAAAAACAAGCCTTGTGGATTATATCGAAAATCTTAAGAATGATCGGCAAAACTAATGAATAACGTAAAAAAGCTAATGCTACAAAAGAAGCAATGGCAAACCGCACATTGCTATTTTGTTTGGAATTTGCGTTAAACAGAGGTAAAGACTATGGCAAAAGACCCTAGACTAGAACGAGCAGGTGTTGAGGGCTTTAACAAACCAAAACGCACACCCAGTCACCCAACAAAGAGTCATGTTGTAGTGGCGAAAGAGGGCGATGAGATCAAGACAATAAGGTTTGGGCAGCAGGGCGTTAGCGGCTCACCACCAAGAAAAAACGAAAGCAAAGCAGATGCAGCTAGACGAGCAGCCTTTAAGGCTCGACATGCTGCGAACATAGCCAAAGGCAAACTGTCTGCGGCCTACTGGGCAAATAAAGTTAAATGGTGACATTATGCCGCTGAAAACTGGTTACGGTAAAAAGACAATAGCATCCAACATCAAAACAGAGCTTAAGGCTGGCAAGTCTCAAAAGCAGGCTGTTGCCATAGCAATAAGTGCTGCTGAGAAGGCTAGACGCAAAAAGAAGTAACTGTGATAAGATACGTTGTATCGCTCCCTGTGGGGGCATCATAACGACCAGGGGTCAATATGAACGCAAGCAAGTTCCCGCTTATTAAAACTGCACAAATCAGCAATGCACGAATAAGGATGCCTAATAATGCCCGGCACTCCTGAACACATCCCAGACGACAAGACCCGTGGAGAAGTCTCGGCACTGTGCGCCTTTGGTGTGCCTCAGGAAGAGATTGGCATTTATATCGGTATAGACGCTAAGACCCTACGCAAGCATTACCGCAGCGAGCTAGACAGCGCAAGGGTTAAAGCCAATGTGAAAGTCAGGCGATTCCTGTTTGAGGCTGCATCAGGCGATGCAATGGCAAAGGGTGCAAGTTATGCTGACTGTCTGCGCGGCTCGATGTTCTGGGCAAAAACGCAGATGGGTTTCCGTGAAGGTGACGAATTAGCCGACAAGGGTGACATTGACCGCGTGATTGAGATAGTCCGTGCGACTAAGCCTGTCTGAGCCTCAGGAAGAGTTTGTGTTCTGCGAACAACCTTATCCAGCTATGGTGGCCGGACTTGGTGCTGGGAAAACACAAGCTGGCATAGTCAGAAACCTGCTCAAAATGCTGCAAACACCAGGCATCGACACAGCCTATTACATGCCGACTTATGACTTGCTCAAACTCAGAGCAATGCCAGGCGCACAAAAAATCATTTCAGAGCTTGGCCTTAAGCACACAATCAACAATTCCAGCTACACGATAAAGATCAAAGGCTACGGCAAGATGATCTTCCGCAGCTATGACAAGCCAAGCAGGATCGTGGCTTATGAAGTTGCACACAGCATCGTGGACGAGCTTGACACACTGCCAAAGGACAAGGCTGAAGAAGTCTGGCGCAAGGCAGCAGAGCGCAACCGGCAGAACTGCGGTGAGCAAAACACGATGGGCAACGTCACTACACCAGACCAGGGCTTCAGCGGCTTCACTTATCAGAAGTGGGTCAAAAAAGCACAAGAGGGCTACCATCTAATTAAAGCAGCAACATCATCAAATATTTACTTGCCAGAAAAGTACATTGAGGATATTCGCAAAAACTACGACCCGCTGCTCGCAGAGATGTACCTTAACGGCGATTTTGTCAGTCTAAGCCAGAACAAGGTCTATCACTTCTTTGACCGGCAAAAGCATCACACAACAAGAGTTTTGACAGCAGATGACAGAGCAATCTATGTCGGGCTGGATTTTAACATTGGCGGCTGCGCTGCTAACCTTTGGCTGATTGAGAACAATAAACCCGTAGCAGTTGATGAGTTTGTGGCGCACGATACCCGCGACATCTGCAACAGGCTGGATCGCTACAGGCAAGGCGGCAGGATGATAACTGTTTACCCAGACGCATCAGGCAGGGCTGGCAGAACCAATGCAAGCCAGTCTGATATCCAGATAATCGAGCAGGCTGGCTACCGTGTGGACGCTCCTAATGCAAATCCGGCAATTCGTGATAGAATTAACGCTGTCAACGCTTTGTTCGCACATGATCGCATCAGTATTAACACTGACAGATGCCCAATGCTGACAGATGCGCTAGAGTCGCAAGGCTACGATGCGAAGGGTGAACCGGAGAAATACAACGATCACCCGTCTATTGATGACTACACAGATTCAATGGGCTATTTCCTGCACAGGAGATTCCCACTGGTTCGCCCAATATCACAGGCGAGGATTGCAGGCATATGATCACCAAGAACTATACCGGCGTATCAACGCCACATCCGGCTTATGAAAAGAACCTGACTTTGTGGGATCGGTGCATTGATGCCTCAGAAGGCCAGTATAAAATCCATGAGAAAAATACTGCTTATCTGCCAAGATTGCGCTTTGAAGAGCAAAACGACTACGAGACAAGGCTGAAGAGAACTCCATTTTTTAATGCTACTTGGCGAACCATCTCTGGCTTGAAGGGCATGGTATTTCGCAAGCCAGCTAATATTGTTGCGCCAACAGGGGCAGAGCGTTTTATCAATAATGTTGATCTTGCCGGTACTCCACTGGATGTTTTTGTTCAAGGTGTATTTGAGCGAGTTTTAAAGACTGGTCGCAGCGGTATCTTGGTTGATTACCCGCAAATAGAAAACCCTGGTGGATTTACTCGCGCTGGCGCAGAACTGTTAGGTGGGCAACCTCTCATGGCTCACTACACTGAAAAAGCAATAATCAACTGGCGCACAACCCGCATTAATGGCTCTGAAGTGCTGACCCTTGTAGTGCTGCAAGAAGAAGCAGCAATGCCTCAAAACGAGTATTCACACGAAGTCCAAACAGTTTTCAGGGTGCTTGATCTAACGCCTAAAGGTTACAGGCAACGACTCTATCAGCGAGTTGATAACGCTGATAATCAAGTTGGTGAGGATTTATATCC